TTGATGACCATCAAAATTAGGGTTTGGTAAAACTTCATCTAAATATTGGCGTGGAATTTTGTTATAAAAACACAAATCCTCTGTTGGTTTAGCAGTATTGGGTTCAGGTGTTGATTTGACTGGACTTTTCTTTTTCATACTATATATAGATAATAATAATTATTTCGTATTAACATAATTCAAGTGTTTATGAGATTTCTCGTGTTGGGTTTTTCCACCTCCTCGTATAGTTGAACCACAATCACAAGTGTATTTAACTTGTCGTTTTTCCTTTATTTTATCCCTATTAACATCACGATATTCCTTTTTTTTTTCCAAAATTGTATCCCTATTAACATCATAATATTCCTTTTGTTTTTCCTTTATTTTATCCCTATTAACATCACGATATTCCTTTTGTTTTTCCAAAATTGTATCCCTATTAACATCACGATATTCCTTTTTTTTTTCCAAAATTGTATCCCTATTAACATCATAATATTCTCTTTGATTTCTATAAGGATTTATCATATTCAATGAAGCATTCAATAATTCATAATAACGACGTTCTTCTGCCCTCGCCTCTTCCATATTATTACACGGAAACTCGCAAACTTGAACCATACTCCAATTATCCCATCCTCCATTAGCACGAATGGTTTGATATATTTTGAGATTATGATGACTACTTTTCTCATTGTTACAACCGTGTTTATGTTCGTATCTCCTTTTAACTATATTTGTAGTATGACCTACATAGGTCTCCTTAATTTCCAAATCATTACATACAATTTTATATATAATCGTTTTAGAGTAATCCATTGCTTGTTTAGGCATTGTATAAGATTACATAGGACTACTCATTTAAATCATTTTATTTCTTATATAAACCCATTCCCAAGTTCCTTAATTTCATTTTCACTATCCCTAATATCTTTATGAACTACTTCTCTAATACCCAAATCTAATTCACGCTTCGCACCATTCTTAGGTTGAAAGAATTGGGATAAAACAAATTCGTTTTGTTTGTAATCATTAGATTTTGACAAGTCGTTAAAGAAACTAAGGAATATTCCCACATCATCATATATGTTATAAGTTCTATGAGGGAAACAGTTAAGATAAAAAGATAAACTCATACAATACCAACCACACATTCCACTCACGATACTTTGAATATCCTTAGTAGTATGAGGACATCTCATACCATTACAATATTCTTTTACAATGTCTCCTACAATTGTTGGATATATACAACCGTAACTATCAAAATATATAGGAGCAAAATCCCCATTAGGATATTTATTCATTTGTAAAAAAACGTAATGCGTTCCTTCATTTTCCTTCCCATCTTCATCAAATTCATCTTCCAAATTGATAATGTATGTTTTGTTATATTCCAATCTTTTCTTAGGTAGTTCGGTTTTAAACAATACATCAGCCAAAGGAATACCCATCTTTTTTGCCATAGTTTTAATTTGATAATCGGTAAGCATTATTATTCTATATCAATAAAAAAAAATCTATGGATATACTAATATGGCAACAGGAAAACCTTACAGAACTGAATATGACAGAACTCAAAATTATAAAGATTACATGAAATTGCTTGATTTACAAATCAAAAATAACAAAACGAATTATGATGCGAACATATTGTATAAACAAACTGGTGTCCCAACACAACCATTAGATACAAGAACCTATGCCGAAAAACAACAAGACATAGCTCAACTAAAAGTGAATTTGCGTAGTGAATTGAGAATATTGTTAGACGATAATGTAATACAAGAAGTGTTTAATGAATTGAATGATGGACAAATACAATTTTTAGCAGGTATTGCTTCGAGTTTAATTGCTGAATTGAAACCCAAATATGCTGTTGGAATGACATCTCACCATTTTATAGATGTTTTAGATAAGAAAATTAGACAAGAACAAGACTTTTCATTAAATCACGAAATAATGGGAACCTTAGCAGATACTTTGGAAACAATAGCAGATAATATGGTTACAGGAGATAAAATGGATGAATTGATAGATAGAATAGAACACTCTAAATATACACGAACTGATGAAAATGAAAGGATTGTAAATAGTCTAAGAGGTATAAATCAAGAAATTATACATTCACAAGACATATTAGCAACTATAAATGATAAAATTTTGAACCATGATGCTTTATATGAAGTTCTTAGAGCAGTTGGAACAGAAAATAGTGAAGCAGTTGAAGAAGCTTTAATAGAACAATTTCAAACCTTACCCACAATGGAGCAAGTAGATTTTTTGATTGATAAAATAGAACAAGCAAATAGATTAGGTGACAGGGCAGGGTTAGATGAAGTTCTACAAGATATAAAAGGAGAATTTGCAACTATGAGTGATAGAATAGATGCTTATAATGAAGAACTTACAAGTGCCGTAGAGCAATCGGCAATAGCACAGGCACAAGCTATGCGACAACAAACTCAAGCACTTATGAATGAAAGTCAAAGAACGCGAACACGATTAGAGGGACAAATTGGAGGTTTGGGAGACCAAGTGGAACAAATGAATGAAGGAATAAATGAAAGCATAACTGGTTTAAGAGGTGAATTAACAGGTTCTGTAATTGGTATTCGTAATGAACTAGCTAATTTATATGATAATATACAAAGGAATTCGATAGGATTACAAGGATTACAACAAAATCAATCTAATATACAAACGATATTACAAGGAATAGAACAATCGATAAAAGCATTGCTTGATATAGGATTGTTTAATGGAGATAAAATTGTTGAATACGAAAACAAATTTAAAGAATTAAATGATATCGTGACGAATAATGGTCTCCAAGGAGATGTAACTGATGAAATATTGTCAGCGATTACATCATTCGAGGATGAGTTTCAGAATTTTGTTGAAAGTTATCCTTTAGAAACATCAAAAAAACAAAAAATGATGAATGATGAAGAAAAAATAGCAACATTGAAACATATATATATCCCGTCTAGTGACGTTGATGATAGTAATTATAAAATAACTAAATTTAGAGACCTTTTAAAGAAAATGATTAAAATTGGAATTCCAGAAATAACCAATGTGATAGGGAAAACCTATAGACCAGACCTCTATCCTGAGGCAAATACAAGCACTAGTAAAAAAACACAAGGTATCAAACTTGGTGATATTAATGCATTACCTAAAGAGGAAATTCTCGAGTTAAAAGAAAAGTATAAAGGTGTGGAACATGTCATATTGGAAATATTGAATAATGCCCCACCACCACCAATTTTTTCTGAAAGCACTACAACAAGTGAAGCATCATCAACTACAACAAGTGAAGGTGTAAAAAAAATACCAGGAAGAACATTATTAGAAAATTTTTACAGACCAAGGAGAACAATTCCAGAAGAAACTTTACCATACGATTTTAGAGGAGAACCAACTCAAATGGCTTCTGCGCCATCGGGTGAAAAAAGTGAAGGGAAAGGATTAATGAAACACGCAGGAGTTTCAATACGAATGACAGGCAGAGGTATAGCACCAAGAGATAAATATGTTCCACTTGGAAAATATCTTGTTAATATTCATAAATTAGAGCATAACAATATTGTATCTTTTAAATCAACAAATCATAAAAGCACGAATATTCAATCTAAACGAGTTTCTCAACAAGTAGCAAATATTTTGAAAAACATCGTAGATGGTGATTTAGATAATATTCAAATGGATAATCTTACCGAAGATGATATTTCTTATCTTTTTCAATTAATCAAGAAATGTGAATTACAGAATTTCTTAGATGGAAAGGCAGAGAATAAAATCAAAACAAAAACAGAAGAAGAAATACATAGGTTTCATGTATTACAAGGAGAAATCGTAGCAGGAAATGATAATCCACAATTAATAAGGGAGTTTAAAGCAATTCTTCTTACGATGATGAACGAAGGGAAACTATCTAAGAAAGAAGCAGGTGACGTATTAATTCAAATGTCGTTATTAGGTATTTAACTTTTCTTTGTATATGATATATGAAGACGATAGTTTTGAATGCCTCTAATCTTGTTAATAATGGATTGAATAATCAATTCGTATATCTATTCCCAAACTCCGTTTCTATAAAAAATAGTTATATGTCAGTCGCATCAGTCGCCATATATTATTCTTGGTATAATATTTCAGTAGCATTAGGAAATAATTCATTCACATATACTTGGACGGTTGGAACTACTACTACAACCTATACCGTTACTATTCCTGACGGGATATATCAAGTGGCGGATATTAACAATCTTTTACAATATACAATGATTACTAACGGTCATTATTTGGTAAATAGCTCGGGACAAAATGTATATTATGTTGAATTTATAGTTAATCCAACTCGTTACGCAGTTCAATTAAACACATTTTTAGTTCCAACTTCATTACCAACTGGATATACTCAACCTGCTGGTTTTGCTGGTTTCCCAACAACGGCGAGAAATTCTGTTGTTACAATTCCACCTATTTCACCAGCAATTACGGGTTTAGGAGTTTTATTAGGGTTTAAACAGGGTTTAGTAACGGCTATAAACGCTGCGTCAGCTACTACTGGAACATATGTATCTACAAATTCTGCTGGAACTATTTCATACATAAGCACAACAGCACCAAATATTCAACCAAACTCTTC